CGCCGTTACCGGGATGCCGCCGAGGTCCACCCACGCGAGGAACGTGCGCAGGACCGATGGGCGGATCGCCAACGGCTCCTCGAGGAGATCGAGCATCGCGCTCGGGATCGCTACACGGTCGATGGCCATGCCCTCATGTGGGCACTACTGGACGACGAAAGACCCGACAGGCGGAAGACGCGGGAATCCGACATACCGACTGTCGGCTGCTACTCCTGGCTGCTCACCCACGCGGCGAGCGCGGCGCGCGACTCCGCGCTGACCTTGCGCATCGCGCTGGAAACGTGCCGTTCGACGGTGCGTTCCGTGGTCCGGAGGACGCCGGCGATCGCCTTGTTCGTGCGGCCGAGGGCGACCTGAGAGGCGACGGCCATCTCGCGCATCGACAGGGTCGGCCTGTCGGTCTCTGTCGGCATCCCTGAGCGCGCGGGAAGGGCGATCTGCTCCTCTTCCTCTCCGTCGCCGAGATGTTGCGCGCCCGAGGTCGCGTCCGGCGGCTTCGTCGTTGGCGTGTCCGACCCGACTCCAGGCGATGCCTGGAATCCACCGTCATCGCCGCCGACCGCTGGATAGCCGAGCGCCTGGCGCGCCTCGTCGACCTTCTTGATGCGTGCCCGCACGAGCGTGGCCTCGATTTCCGCCTGGCGCAGATGCAGCTCGGAGAGCGCCGCGATGCGCGAGAGGTCGAAGGCGTGCTCGGTGCGCTCGAGATCGCGGCCGGCGAGGAACTCCGGCAGCGACTGCTCGGTGTCGGTCTGCGCGAGCTGCTCGAGGAACGGGATCAGCGCGCCTTCCCAGCCCATCGACCGCAGCTCGCGCATCGTGGCGCCGACCTTCACCTGCTGCAGACCCGTGCCGAAACCGAGGACCGCGGCCGGGATCCCGATGACGGACGACACCCGCTCTTCCGGGACGTCGCGCAGCGACGAGAGGTCGAGATCCTTCGGCGACCATTGCAGGAACTTCACCTCGGCGTTGGCGTTGAGGACGATCGAGCGGCCGCGGCCGTCGCCGCCGAACTCGTCGTCGAATCGCTTCTTGATGTCCTTGCGCGCGTCTTCCTTCGCCTCGACGCCTGGGCCGGGGATGATGACGGCGCCGGGGAAGCCGAAGTTATGCGCGAGCGATGCCGAGAACCGCGCGTATTCCTCGTCGGTGTAGACCTCTCGCAGCACGCCTCGGATCGGCGAGAGTCCGCGCCGCGGGTTCTGCGGATCGAGCCCGAAGCGCAGGTGCTCGATGTCCGCGGGCGCGACCTCCATGACGTTGCCGGCGACCGTGTAGCGATAGAAGTCGATGAAGTTGTCGCGGCCATACGGAATGACGCACCAGTGCGGCAGCCACCACTTCTGCACGACGCGGCCCATCCGCGAGCGGATCTTCAGTCGGTAGACGTTGCCGTCGACGAGATAGCTCATCGCGCACGCCTGGCGCATGACCGTCCCGTTGTGATACGGGTTCGGCTTCTGCAGGATGTCGATCGCTGCGTGCCGGCGGAGCGTCTTCGGGACGCCCTCGTGCTGTGTGTCGCCGACGTCGTACTGGATCAGTACCGGCCGGACCGGCACGAGCTCGCGCGACATCCAGTTCACCGCTGACGAGATGAGCGCGGTCCCGCTCCCGTCGCCGACGCTCCACCGCACATCGCGCTCGCCCGGCAGACGGAACGCCTGCGTCGCGTTGCCGATGTACGCGTTGTCGCCCCAGCCGAGGAAGGTCCCGCCACCGCGACCGCTGCCGGGGAACGGGAGCGACGCGCGCAGACCGCGGACCGATTCAGTGAGCAGTCCCATCTCTAGCCTCCTCCGAAGCCCGCGGTGACGAGGAAGATCCGCACGGCCGTGCCGAACACCGCCGCGGCGATGAGGATCACGACAGCCGAGATCGCGAGCTTCGCGAGGGTGCGCGTGTCCTCCGCGCGCGTGATCGCAAGCGCGCCAGCGATGAGCACGCCTCGGACTCTCGTCATGACGCCGCCAGCTCGATCATCTTCTTCTCCACCGGACCGACAACATGTGCGTTCACCATCGCGGCCGCCTTGAGTGCATCGATCACGCGCGACTCCTGGTCGCCGCCCTGGCGCGTCGTGCTCGGGCGCTCGAATTTCGTCTTGCCGTTCGGCAGCATCCGGCCGACCGCATTCATCACGTGGCGGGTGAGGCCGCGATCGCCGGAGTGGAACAGCCAGCCGACGCGCAGCCCGGTCATGAACCGCTCGTACTCGAGCACCTCGTTCTCGTTGCCCTGGGTCCACTCGACGACCTCGGCCCCGAGCTCCGAGCGGATCCAGGAGGCGATGTCCTCGGCGCGCGTGACATCCATCACGACCGTGTGGATCGGATGGCGCTCGTGCAGCTCGAGCAGCGCGCGCTTCGCGTCGTCGGGCTCGAGCGTGCTGCCGTCGCGCGGCGGCACGAGGATCGTCGCGGGCCCGAGAAGGCGGAAGTCGGGATCCCGCTCCCAGTACGGCACGAACGCGAAGGTGTCCCACTTCCAGCCGGCATCGAGGCCGACCGCGATCGGAACGCCGGCGGGGATGCGCTTCTTCGACGCGCGGCGCTCCCACTCGATCGTCGTGATCGCGGAGCGGACCGCGCGCGTCGGGATGTTGCACTTGAAGCGGGACCAGTGCGGGATCGTCATGGTCGGCGAGTTGAAGTCCGACTGCAGCGTCTCGGGCGTCACGCCGCTGAACGGGTTCGCCGCCTTCACGACGCGCATGTCGGTGATGTCCGCCTTCGGCGGGACCGCCCAGTCGTGCATCACGATCTGCGCGTTCGCCGATCGCACGAAGCTGCCCTTGTGCATCGCGTCGGGGAGCTGTCGGATCCGCTCGCGTGTCTCCTCGAAGTCCGAATAGGGCTCGCCGGCGGTCGAGATCGCGACGATCTGCGCGCCCTTCCGCTTGCGGATCTTCCCCATCCACGTGCGGTAGAGCGAGAGGTCCTTGTGCCGATGGAGCTCCTCGATGACCGCCATCGTCGGGATCACGCCGTCGGCGGTCTTCGCGTCGGCTGCCGAGATCTGGATGCGCGAGCGGTTCGTCATGTTCTTGATCCGGCGGTAGCCGGAATAGCAGCGAAAGATGCCGCCCTGCTCGTAGTCGAGGCGCGGATACCGCTGCACGAGACCCTCGGCCTGGCGATAGAGGATCTCGGCCTGGTCGCGCGAGCTCGCGGCGACCGGCACATATGCGTAGGGCCGGAACGCGCAGTGATAGAGCACGAGCGCGGCCAGGAGCGTCGTCTTGCCGTTGCCCTCGGGAAGCACGAGCCAGTTCTCGAGGCGGCCGGTGAAGAGATCCTCGACGAAGGCGAGCTGGAAGTCCTCGAGCACGAACGGGTCGCCGGTGTCGAGCGTGAGCTCCCTGCAGGCGGTCGCGAAATGAGTGACGGTGAACGGCTCACCCGTCACGCCACGTCCTCACCCGATCGTCGAGCGCCTTGCGCCCGTTGCAGTCACCGCACATGCCGTGCAGGTTCTCGAGCGTGTGGCGGCCGCCGCGCGCGAGCGGAATCCGGTGGTCTACAACGGTCGTGGGGACCGGCGCGCCGTCGTGGATCCCGACCGGGTAGCCGGGACAGAACGGGTCGCGCTGCAGCACGATCGGTCGGAGGCGCCGGTACTCCGGATCCGCATAGGGCGAGCTCGGCGCGGTCGCCATCACTCGACGAACCCCTCCGCCGCGGCGTCCGCGATCCGATCGCTCGCCGCCTCGTACGCGATGTGACCGATGAGCAGGGCTGCCCACGCCGCGACCGCGATCCGCGCGCGGCGGCGGCGCGATAGCGTCGGACGGCGAAGCGCCCACAGCACCGCCTGGGTCGCGGCGAAGGCCACGCCGATGAGACCGATCAGGCGATCACTCCACTCCGTGCAGCGCGCCGATCTTCACGACCGGAACGTTCGTCACGAAGTCGTGGAGATGCGAGCCTTTCGACGGATCGCCGGGATCGACCAGCCAGTTGAACGATGGCGACAACGTCACGCGGTCGCCGTCGCGAGCCGTGACCGTCCAGATGTGATCGCTGATGCCGCACGCGACCGCGCCGCACTTGCAGCGCACGGTCACGTTGTGGGGCGTGTCCGGCCCGCAGCGATCGCATGGGCCATAGGCCGTGGCGAGCGAGACGGCGACGATCCGGTGCGTCACTCATGCCGCCTGCCGTAGCGCGCGCGATGTCACTCGCGCCTCGAAGCCGAGCGCGTGGTCATCCCAGCGGAAAGATCGGGATCCGCACGAGCAGCGCGCGAGCGAGACCATGCCGTCGGGCACGACGACGTCGGCGCCGCAGCCGGCGCAGATCACGAGGAGACTCGCGAGCGCGGGACCGGAAGAAGAAGACCTGGGCCTCCGGCTCGGTCCCGCGCTCGGGGTCAGTGGGGAGGTGGGGAGGGCTGTGTTCATCGCGCCTCGAATGGGATGAGCTCGGCGGATCGCGTCGCGCTCGTCGTAGCGGCCGTCGCGCTCACGCCGCGCGAGGATGTCGAGCATCAGCCGAACGCAGATACGCGGGGTGCAGTTGAGCGTCGTCTGCTGACCAATCTCGATGCCGTGGACGCGCTGCGCGAACTCCTGCAGCAGCGCAGCGACGGCAGGGCGGCACGAATCGGCACCAGCCAACGCTTCCCTCACTCGCCGGTCAGGATGACAAGCGAGCATGCGGCCGCCTAGTGAGCCAGTCGGCCTATGTCGCGATGAGGCCAGCGGCGCGCAGCGCGTCGATGCGACTGGTCACGTCGAGCTTGTCGTAGAGCTGGCGGAGATGATTCTTCACGGTCGACGGACTGATCCGGAGCTCGTGCGCGATCTCCTTGTTGGAGAGCCCGCGCGCGACGAGGTCGAGGACCTGCCGCTCGCGATGTGACAACGAACGAGGCGTCAGCTCGAGGCCATCCGTGCTCCCCCGAGTCGCTGCTGCTCCGCTTCGTCGGCGAGTCGCGCGAACCGCTCTTCGCGCAGCTTGCCGAATGCCGCCCAACCGATCGCGGTCGCATCGGCCTCGTCCTCGCTGAGATCCCGCAGCCCGGTCATCACCTGGACCGCGCGGGCGATGTCACCCTTCGCCACGGCACGCGCGGTCCTCGCGCGCGCCGCTGCCTTCGTCGTCGACGGATGGATGTCGATGCGACGCGCTCGCGGGAACAGCTCCCACGTCGTGCGCATCAGCCAGCCGCGGTTCTCGCCCATCGTCACCGCATCGCGGATCGAGCGGCCGAAGACGACGTCCTCGATCGCCACGACGTCGGGGAGCCAGCCGCGAGTGCCCGCACAGCGGCGGAGCTGCTCGTCGACGTACTGCATGCGCTCGATCCACGGCAGGCCGGAGCGCGGCGCGACGAGATCGGTCGATGCCGGCTTCACGTCGTCGCCGGCGAAGTAGGCGAAGCCGACGGCGCGCGAGCCCTGGTCGATGGCGAGAAGGTTCACGGCGTGCCCCACATGACGCATTCACGCGTGACCGACCACTGACCACTGACGGGGTCCTGCATGCCGCGGTAGCCAATGCAGGGCTGGGAGTTGGTCAAGTTCGCGCAGAGGATGAGCTCGAGCGCGAGGATCGAGAGCGCGATGGCGCGCGCGATCGCCCACCGGAGCGCGTTGCTGTGGTCCGTTGCTGTATGCGGCCTCGATGCGGCGCCGAATTGCGCGAGATCGCCAATGAATCCGCTGAGGCGACGGCGGGAATCGAACCCGCGATGAAGGTTTTGCAGACCTCTGCCTTACCACTTGGCTACGTCGCCTAGGAGGGGCGCCGGCGAGCTCGCTCG